GTGAGTTTATGCGCACCACATCAGATGGAGAGTTAGATAAGAATGTATGGCCCGCGCAACAATGGAGCTATCGTGATTATCAGAAACAGTTTTTATCTGACAAAACAGAATTTATCTTATATACAGGTGGTCGAGCTATTGGTAAATGTCAGCCAGCAAGCAGTAAGGTATACACGAATGAGGGATATCAAAAAATATCCTCACTTATAGATAAGAAGTATTTTGTTGTATATGCATTAACTCCGCAAGGTGAGTTAGTACAACGCCGCGCTGTTCTTACAAGAGATAAGATGTCAGAAGCATATACAATAGAAACAGAGAGCGGCCATGAAGTTGTTACAACTCCTAATCATCCGATCCTAACTCCTAACGGTATATTCCGTCCTATGACAGATATACAAGAAGGTGATTATGTAGCAGTAATAACACAGCTTCCATATGCAAGTGTAAATGAAGCATTACAGTGGCATGAGTTACGCGTTATTGGGTATACGCTCTTACAGCCGAACTATAGCGTAGAACAGAAGATTAAGCCCCGTTTTAAGAAGATAGGTGCTGAGCTTGAAATAATCGCCGGGAAGTTATTAAGTAGATGGACAAAAGACTTTGAAGGTAACTATAGCTTTAAGATGCGTACAGGACCATTTAAGCATCCATTAACGAGTGTGTTTGATCAAGTAGGTTTACGATGGGTTCGGATTAATGGGGTGAAGTATATCCCTGATGCTATCATGCGCGAACGTATTGAGCATATTCAGATATTCTTAGAAGCACTTTATGCACAGTTTGGAACACTTTCTATGGAGCGCATAAGCATAGATGTGCCTTTTAAGACGTTTGCACAGGATTTACAAGAACTTTTATTACGGTTTGGAATAGAAAGTAGAATAATCCGCGCGAATGAAGTATGGACTGTAGAGTTATTAGATTATCGCGCAGTTTATAGATTCTGGAAACAGTTTGATATCCCTGGTGTAAGTGTCGGTATATTACCTGTACCGGCAGCTACGAATGATCCTTTACCACACTTGCGATATGAGCGTGTAAAGGTAAAATACAAATCCCACAAGATAACAGACACATTCGCCATCCATGTCTATGAACATAATAACTATATCAGTAATAATGTATACGTTCATAATACAGTTGTATTAGAAGATAAGATGGTATGGGATATTGTTAATAGTCAACAAGAGTTTCCTGTTACACCAGAGATGGTACTTGTAACGGCTAATCAAGCACAGATGGGACCGATAGGTGATAGGCTTATTCTTCGATTTACTAGCGGGAAGTTTTTACAAGACTTTTTACGGAATAACGTAAATAAATCCGCAGGAACATTAACATTCCCGCGTAAAGGTAAACCCTTTATCTTTCGTATGCGTATTGCTGGTAGTCGTGGTGAACAGAATATGGTAGGTTTGCATATACCTAAAATCGTCGGTGATGAAGCTCAGTTATTCCCATTGCCAGCATATACACAGCTTATGCCCGCATATAATGGATGGGAGAATAAACGTCAACAAGTTTGGGCTGGTGTACCTAATGGTGTACGTAATAGCGTGCTCTATTTGATTGATACGCAGACACCAAAGTATAAGAAGTATCGTATACCCGCACCGAATAACGTTATGGGATACAGCTATGAAAACTATCTAGATGATTTACGTAGATATGGTGGCGAACAAGATGATAGATTTCAACAGCTTGTATTAGGAAAGCATGGCGCAGCAGCATATCAAGTTATCCCGCGAGAAAGTATCACAACAGAACCATATCCATTCTATAATATGCGTTATAATAGTGGGCATGTTATAAAAGGCAGACGATATGACGATGTATTACAACGACCTGCAATAAAGCAATATAAGCGATTAATGTTCGCTATTGACCCTGGCTTTAATGATCCGACAATCATACAACTATTAGGCATGGATGATAAGCATGTATGGCGCACCTTAGTGCGATACAGATTAACACGCATTGATTTCAATGAGCAGCAGAATATCATTCATTGGCTACATGACTATTATAAGCCAGATCAAATAGTTATAGACGTAGGTGCTGGTGGTAACGGTGCATCTATTATGCATAATATGATGTATGGAGAAGCGTATAAAGGCAAAGGATATGATAAAAAGTTCATTGCAGTACAATTCGCGGAGAAAGTTCTAGCAGGATATGATGATGAAGGTGAAGAGTTATTACAAGAGGCTAAAAGCTTTGCTGCTACACAGCTATCACGCATAATCCAAGACGGTAAACTTATCTTTTCAGAACTTGATTTTGAAGGTATATCAGAGATGGAACGTGTAGCAAAGAAAAAAACAATGAACGGCAGAGATCAATTCTTTGTTTTATCAGACACAGGTAACGGAGTATCGGAAGATGACCACATCTTTGCAAGCTTTATCTGTTTTACACTCGCAACAAGAGAAGAACCAATAGACATACATGCTAAAAAGTTAGCTAGACCACACGGCAAGCACACATAGATTCATGCCCTACAAGGCACCTGAGAAGGCTTCTAAGCCACGATAGGATTATTTTAGTATCCTACCTAGGGTTGATATTTTCAGAGGCTTAGAAGCCTATATAAATAATGGAGTACACATGATAGACGAGCAGACTGTTATTGCCTTACGTAACAGTGCAGAAACAATAGGCCATTTAGAGCGTCGTAATGCGGAGTTACAAGAACAAATAAAACCGCAACATACCATGGCAAAAGCAAAAGCCACATTAACCATCATGGGAGATACAGACATACCCTTTTATAATCGTGGTAGAAACTATCTCATAGGGTATCAAGATCAATCAAACACAAAAAAGCTAGCATATCATGATCGTATAAAAGTCGTAAGATGGTTTTATGAGAATGATAGCATTGCTGGTACGGTTGTTAATCGTATGGCGGATATGAGTATTACCGCATTACGTTTACGCAAGAAAACAAAGAAGAATAAAGAAGAGGTAACACCAGAAGTATTAGCATACTATGAAGCGGTTATAGAACAGCTACGACCATTCTTAAAGACTGTAGCTTTAGAGTATCTATTACATGGCATGGCTATACCTGATTACACAACAGTGAAGTTACGTGGTGATAAGATCGCGGAAGTTCTTGGACGTAAACGCTATGTGACGATAGAAAAAATATGGGTACGTAATCCAGAGCACATTGTACTAAAGAAGCGTCCTACAGGCATGGATAGACAAGTCTTTTTGAAGGTACCGAATGACGAAGTATCTTTTATACAGAATAAAGGTAAGCGTGCAGATGGTACAGAAGATAAAGAGGCATACAGATATCTTGTAGAGAACTTTCCTTCATACATTGCTGCGATACAAGGCGGGCAAACATTATTTCCGTTAGATACCGTGCGCCCGATATACAGAAAACTCAATAGCTATGATGAATACCCAATACCTTTCTTACAGAATGCACTAAGTTCATTACAACATAAAGCATATCTTAAAGCCATGGATAAGAGTATTGCAAGTCGAGCTATTGAAGCTATACGGCATATACGCATCGGTAATGATGATTTTCCTGCGGATGATGATGATATTACAGCCGTAGAAGATATCGTAACACAGAATAGCAGTAGTGGTGAGCGCATTTTTAACTTGTTTACCAACCATACGGTAGAGATTGAATGGGTATTCCCTCCGTTAGATGCGCTACTTAATGAGATGAAATATGCTGAGCCGAACAGTGATATTTTCCTTGGATTAGGATTCCCGCGTATTCTTACCGTAGGTGAAACTGCTAAAAGCAACGCGGCAGATAATAAGATCGCATCACTAGGACCAAAAGCTACATTAGATGATATGCGTGATTCTATTGTCGAGTGGCTAAAGAAGTTGTTTCAAGAACTAGCTGAACTAAATAACTTTACTCGTATACCTGATCCTTATCTTGCACCTATTGCTACTGTCGATATGACAGCGTTAGTACAGTTTGCTATTGAAGCACTTACAGCAGGTGCTATCAGTAAAGATACTGTTGCTCAGCTTTATGGTACAGATTATGATACAGAGGCAGGGCAGATTGAAACTGAGATTGATATGGATGTACCGTCACCGGCTCAACTCCAAATGCAGCGAGAACAAGAATTCCAGATGCAGACAAAAGAAAAAGATCGGCAATTCCAAGAAAAACAAGGACAAGTATCGCATGAACGTAATCTAGAGACAATAAAGGCACAACCAAAGCCGACAACAAAACCACCAACAAAATAAGGATATATCATGGTAATAGATACAACAACATATGATAAAACAAAGCGCGGTGTAGGGACAGGATGGGATTATAGACAATATGCTACTCCAAAGAGTATACTTGTACATACAACAAACGGTAATCTATGGACGAACTTTTATAGTGAAGTAAACTACTTATATACTTCAAACTATGTAAGCGCACACTTTATTATCGGAAAACAAGGGCAAGTTGTACAGCTATTACATCCACGATATAGAGCATGGCATGCTGGTGCTGTATATGACAGCCGATATAATAATAATAACAGTATCGGTATCGAAGTGCATTACACGCCAGGAGAGGGTTTATGGACTTCCCTTATGTATCAACGCTTGACAGAGCTTGTACGATTACTTAAAATGGAGTATAAGATCTTTTCTACTGAGCTTGTAGAACGGCACAGACGTGTAGCAATACCGTATGGTAGAAAGATTGATCCGTCAGGTATGACAGATGTAGATTTTCAGGTATGGCGTAACAGTTTATTTAGTTATGACATGCACACGTTAGTGCAGTATAAAGTTATCAAACCAGAAGTAAATGTACGGCAAAGTCCATGTATTCGTCCTGATAACGTTGCCGGGAGTTTACTTTATGGAGATACATTTTATTCCGCAGCAATAAAACAAGATGAATGTGGCGGCAATGTAAACGGAATAACAACATACGCCCATGTAACCCATGGGTATAGTCGTGATAAGCCTATAGACGGGCTTGGATTTGTGCACACATCTGTTTTAACTATAATAGGGTAACATGACAGAGTTAATAAATGCGCTTGGTAAAATCATTGCAGAACAAGGTATATGGGTAGCGTTAATCCTTGTAGGTATTGCGTTCTTCTATTATAAGTTATGGCCGCAATATATAGCAAATCAAGATCTACAACGTAAAGTAACAGATGATTATCGCGCAAGTACATTACAAGAGTTAAAAGAACTAAAAGAAGATTCACGTAAGGATAAACAACTTATGTATGAAGCGTTCTTAAAGAACGTAGAAAGCAATGTACGCTTAAATGAAACCATAAGCGATGTCATTGGGCAGCTACGAGAGATGCGTACAGAAATAGCTATGGTAAAACAAGATGTACGCACCGTATACATCTTAGTAGGTAAAGGTAAGAGATTAATCGATCCTATGGAGGAATGAATATGTTTGATTTTACACCTGATAGTGCACTAGAAATAGTGAAGCTTATCAGTCCGTTATTAGTTATTTTTGCAACATATCTTACATCTCGTGTTGATATGCGCGCAGAATATAAAATAGGCATCGCTTTTGCAGTATCAGCACTTATAGCATTCTTGACAGCATATGGTGAAGGACAGCTACAAACAAACTTTTGGTCAAACTTATCATACATCTTTGCATCAGCGCAAGCAATCTATGCAACAGTCTTTAAGTTTGGTGGATTAGAGCGTCTATTAAAGCCTGTTGAAGCGTTAGCATCTGCTGTAGCGCAAGAGGCTAAAGAACAAGTAGCAGACACATCCCGCGAAGTAGCACAAGATGTACTTGATCCTAAATCAACTACTGACATCGCTGTTACAACAACTGTGACTACATAAGCCATAAGACACCTATAGCTGTAAAAGGTTATAGGTGTCTTATTTGATTCCTACAAATCATCGTTATATTAACCAAAACTTAACTTGACAAGAAACAACAGCGGGTGTATACTGGCAACAAGTCAAGAGAGTAAAGCAGTATAGAGAAAGGAAAACGCTACTGTAGAAAGTTACCTCTTGACAGTCTAGCAAATATGTGATACTATCCGTTTTGCTAGACATTATCGCGGATTAGGGTAATGGCGACCCACAAGCTTCATAACCTTGATAAGCAAGTTCGATTCTTGCATCCGCTACCAGTTAGACTCTAACAGCAATCAAAAACAAATTTTTTATTACGAAAAAAAAATACAATGAGTCTAGAACATTTTCTTAGAAAGGATACACATATGAGTTTTTGGGAATGGGTAATCTTGTTTACGGGTATATCTTTCTTTATAGAGATGGTTCGTTCTGATCCTAGACCATATGATAATGTGCCGTGGGTTATTAAAGTAGTTCTAAGAACGTTTGGTGATTTTCTGTGGATTGTATGTTTTGCAGTTATCATAAAATTTGGCATCTATGTCATTAATCTATAAGATGGGGATATATAGGCTTCGATTGCGTAACGATGCTGAAATAAATGGCTTAGCTATAAGTAAGCAAGTGTAAAACTAAGTGCGCAAGACACGAGTGCGACTCTCGTTATCTCCACCATATATGCGTATGTTGAACAGGTGGTGAGTTTAAAGCTCTGTAAAAGCTTCGCTTCGGCTTTATAGGTTCGATTCCTATCATACGCACCATATAAGTTACTAGTATAATCAATCGTATGAACTAGTGAGATGATTGTAGGTGATATATCGCGGTCTTTGTAACATACTAGTTCTTATAAGGAGTCGCCTATGAGGGTTGTATTATATGAGCGTAATATAGTAGTGAATAGCTCTATACCTTAGCTGCATATAAACGTAATACCCTATACTAATAACTTATTATTTTATTTATTTATTATTTTATTTATTAGTTATTCCCTTTAATAATCATTCTTTTCTATATCGTAGACGCTAGAAAATAAGCTGAGATATAGCGCGGGGCTTTACTGTTGCGGCGCGTAATATGAGGAACAGGTAGTATATCTAGGTATAGTGTTTAATGGTAGCACCTGCGCTTTGGGCGCGTATAGAGTAGGTTCGAGTCCTATTACCTAGACCACGCTAAAAACATATTAAAGGAAGGATAAACACATGCAAGTGAGATTGTCAAACGGTGTTGTAATCGAAGGAACAATAGAGCAGATACAAACCGCAGCTAGAGCTTTTGGCCTAACTGTACCGTTTCATGGTGATGGCAT